GTAGGTTATTTGTTTATACACTTAGTTCAATGGGCTCTGACCTTTCCCAACCTACGTCGACATATGTGTTATATGTGATAACATATAATTCCTTAAAAAATATATATTATTACATATAACACATTACCTCTCGCTTCGTTCCTATTGCTAAAGAGTTTTTATGAACTGTGTTGTGTTTTTCGATTGCTAACAGTCAACCTACATCAATCCTGCCGCCCTACTACCGGACGCGGCTCAACGTGTACGTGTGCTCCTCTCGGATGCCTTTTACACAGCGGTATTATAAACTGGCCCGCCAACCTTATGTGTTAGATTGTTTTGCCTTGATGCTTTGTTCTAGCAATGCCTGTTTGAGTTTGTCTGATCCGCCTACTCTAACATTAATGATACCGTTATAGTATTCATCTGTTTCAAGTACTCGCCTATCAAACTGTTCTCTTGCCTCTATGTAGGACATTTCGCCCCTACCTTTACATAGGTATAATATTTCTCTGGTAAACTTGTCTTCGCCTAGTGTTGCAACGTCTGCGTTTAGTCTATCACTGGATCCCCAGTAATCTCTCCAATCGCTTTCTTTTGTTCCGCGTCTTTTATTTTTCTTGCCTTTGAGTGGTGGCTTAGTAGTTTTAAACTTTGCTAGTTTTTTACCTATGTATTTTTGGCCTGTAGTGATATTAGTAATTAAATAAACAAAACCTTCATACTCGTCTGGTATTTCAGTAATTGTTTGATCATTATAAGTCCACTGCATGAACTTACTTACCGTGGCCTGTTATTTTTTTGACTCAATCTTGGTTTTAAACTTTTCGTGTATCTCGTCGCCTCTAATTTTTCCTAATCTTCGTATTTCTCTAAGCCATTTTCTAGTTGCTCTATGTGTTCTATAACTTAATCTTTTTTCAAAGTTTTCATTTGCTTTAAAATATTCTAAGTATGCTTTTACTAGTTGATCGTGTATATCGTCTTCAATCATAGTACATTGCCTTAAGTGTAATAGGATTAGTACCAGTAGCATGCCCTGCAATTTTTGTGTGACAGTCGCCGCCGATACCTTTTAAGAATGCACGTTCAACTTGTGCTTGAGCAAAAGTGTTTGGGTGATTTACTTTTTTTACTATATCTATAACACTAGTATTGTCTTTCTTAGTTTGTAATGCAATCACTCCTTGACCTACAGCTGGTATAATTGGTACTCTTAACCAAGTACGTTGTATGTCAATAGCCTGCAATCCAGCTTCTGCTAATATAATAGCATCATATTCTTTGTTGTCAAGTTTTGCAAGTCTAGTATCTATATTTCCACGAATTGGTTTAATTTTTATATCTAAATTTTTATACAACTCTTTAAGTTGTGCAATACGCCTTGGGCTACTTGTTCCTATGGTACAGCCATATCCAACACTACCTATTAACACATCATGTGGACTATTACGTTTAAGCATTGCTGCAATAATTAGATCTTCATGTTCTTCGCCAGGCATGTCTTTTAAACTATGCACAGCGACATCAATGTCGCCATTTAGTAAACTAGTTTCAATGGTGCTACAAAATACTCCCTTGCCACCAATTTCGTATATAGGAACATCTGGATTTAAGTCTCCATCGGTTTTAATTACAACAATTTCTGTGTCACAAGAGAGTTCCTTACAGGCTCGCTCTGCATAAGCCAATGCTAATTTACTTCCTCGTACTCCAACCTTTAGTTTCATTCTACAATGTCAATATCATTTTCGTATGATGTAAATCCATTCTCTTTGACCACACGCATAACGTAGTTGACCCTTCCTATTAATTCATCTTTGTGTGAGATAAGAAATACATTTTTATCTCCTGCTCTGCCCATCTTTTTAAGTACAGCAAGTGATCCTTCAACTCCTGCTGTGTCCATACCACTATCAATTAACTCGTCAATAAATAATAAGTTAATTTTTTGATATAAACTTTCCCAAACATCACGGAATGCAAAACTCATACCAAGTATAAGTCTATTACGTTCACCTCTTGACAAGTTATCAAAGTCTAGGTCTTGACCTAGCTGTGAAATTTCAACATTCAAATCGTTTTGGAACAATACTTGGTGTGGCAATCCAAGTTTATCTAAGTAATATGTAAGTCGATTATTAAGGTACATTAAGTTTTGATCAATAATCTTCTTACGAATAAAACTATCTTTGTTTGTTAGTAGCTTCATTAAGAATTCTTGATGTTCTTTGAAGGTAGTAAGTTCATTTACTGAGCCCCAGTTTATTTCCTGTATAGCACTATTGTTTAGCTCGTCAATTTGTGCTTGATACGGATCTGCTTCAGTTTGTTTTGCCTCCAACGCAGTTTTTAAACTGTCAACATTTTGTCTATGTTCGTATGCTTCTTTAGCAGTTTCATAAAATACACTAGGCTTTCCGTTGATTTCACCTATCTCATCTAACCCGGACATTACTTCGGCGCATTTTGTATTAATCTCTTGTGCATAGGTGTTTGCATCTTCTAGTTCTTTGTTTTTACGTTCTGCAATTTCAGCTTTTTTGTCTGCTTGTAGCTCTTGTCCACATGTATAACACTTAGCATCTTCTAATTCTGCGATGTCTTTAACAAGTTTTTCAACACTCTTATTAGCACGTACTAGTGCAGGTTCTAATGTACCTAATTCCTTTTTAAGAGCCAAAATAGAATTGTTATGTTGCGTCCAGTTTGTTAATTTTTCGTGACTTTCAAGTTCAGCATCAATATCTAAATGCTCTAACTGGTCAATAGCCAGTGTTAATTTTTCAATATCTACTTTTTGTTTTGACAACCAAGCACGTTGAGTACCTTGCAAACTAGTAACAGTACTTTCAATTTTACTATTTGCAGTTTGCATTGCTTCAATTTTAAGTGTCTCGGTAGTAATAGCTTCTTTAGTAAGCCTAGTTTGTTCTTTCAGTGCATCGGCTTTTTCACTTAGGATAGTAATACCTAACAACTGTTCAATAATAGCACGTTGATCATTTTGTCGCATACTGAGAAACGGTTCAGTATAGGTGTTTAGTGCAACAATATGTTTAAACATATCGTGACTCATATCAAGTAAGCCGTCAATATCTTTTTGCGTTTGTCGACTGTCGCCCTGTGACTCGTCTATAAGATCTTGTTCTTGATTATTAACGAAGAATTTAAGTACGTTCGGAGATCTACCACGCTCGATACGATAATCTACACCATTCTTTTCAAAATGTAGTGTAACTAACATGCCTTTGCTGTTAGTTTTGTTAATTAAGTTGTTTGCTCTAATATTTGTAAGTGCTTTTCCGTATAATGCATAGGACAAAGCATTAATAATAGTAGTCTTGCCCGTACCATTACGTGATCCACTATCATCACCACCTTGATCTAAGTTCTCACCTAGCACAAGTGTTAGTTGTTCTCGATTAAAGTCAACAGCCTGGGTCTGATTACCCACACTCATAAAGTTTTTAACGGTTAAATCTTTAATTTGTATCATAGTTCGTTATAAATGTCCATTAGCATCTTCTTATTAAAGTTGTCTGAGTCAATTGCATTGATTTCGCCTGCTACAATTTGATCAACACTTTCAAATTGTTGTATATCAAGCTCTGTTGAAATTTCTTCTAGCTGTTTTTGTGGAATAAGACTAATTTCTCTACATCCAAAGTTGTTTATAAATGTTTCTTTAATAAAACTAGCTTCTTCATAACTAATAGGCAAGTCTAAGTTAACACGTAGATACATGTTAGGTTTAATTAGTGTTGCCTGTTCGTCAATTAGTTGACTTAGTTTTACAGTACGGTACTTAGGACAGTCAGGCCAGTCAATATATACAGGTTCTGCATCATTTTCTTTGTCAAGCACCATCATTCCACGTGCATCATCCCATGCATCTGCATAGTTGTGCGGAAATGCATTACCTAAGTAATGTACTTTACCTTGTTTTTGTCTTTTATGGAAGTGTCCACTGAATACATACTCTTGATGTTCAAAGTGTTCGGCTTTAAGTTCACCGTGATCAGGCATTTGTACCATAGCATTCATATAGAAGCTAGGTAATTCAAAGTGTCCAAACAAATACTTTGTTTTTATGTTTTTAATTCTTTTCCATTCGTCGCCTACTAGCCACGGAACTAATGCCACATCATCTTCCTCGTACACTTCGTCAATAAATGTAATACCTGGAATGTGTTTTGCAAACGCTGTTGAGTTAACATCACGTTTGTCTTTGTAATACAAGTCGTGATTGCCGTCAAAGAAGTAAAACTTTTCAAAAGACTTACCTAACTTTTCCATACAGCGGATTGTTGCATCCATTGTAGTTAAGTTTAATGAATTTCTATTGTGATGCCAGTCGCCGCAGAAGATACCGGTTTCACAACCGTTAGCTTTTGCTTGTTCTATGTACCAATCTATGAAATCTTCACAGTCCTGGTTATGTATTTTACTATTGCCCTTGAGGCCAAAGTGTATATCTGTGAAAACAGCCGCTTTTTTAAACAATTAATTATCTCCGTAGTCGTACTCTATAACATTATAGTACATATTAACATATTTGTCAAGTTGATTATTTCTTATTTTGGATAGATGTTTCACGTTTTTGCTCGGCTTCCCACATACCTTGGTTCTGCCTTGTAAAACTAGGATTCATATCGTTCATTTCGAGAATATCGTCTCTAATATTTTGATTGCGCTTCTCAATGTTAATAACACGTACAAAGCTGTTAGTTACAGCCGCGGTATAGTAAGCAAACGGATTAGCAGACTTAGATTCGTCAAATTGTAAGCCAATTTGTGCCAACTGTAGTATTGCTTGTCCACGCATTTCGTCATTGTAGGTGTATCCACGTACATTACCTCGTGTTGCATACCTGTCACACAACTTCATCCACATCATTGCAAGTTTGTTTGTTGCTTTTCCGTGAACTTTGCTAAAACAACCGTTTTCCATACCACCTTCCCAGTGGCTTTTTCCTATACATATTAATTCTTCGTCTTCGTTGAACTTATAATGTTGAAAAGGTGGAAAATTTAGTTTAGTTTTGTGATCTGCAACAGTCTTTGGTGTCTTTTTGCGTCCGGGTTCGTCCGGAATGTGATCAAACGACATAATTCTAAATATTAATTCGTCTTTGGTAATTTTTTTATAGTCAACTTCAAATTCTGCTTGTTTGACTTTTTTGCCTTCTAGCTTTGCAGCATCAAACGCTGTTACTTGTAGTCGTTTTGCTTTGTTGCGCTTTGCTTCGGCTATGGTTCTTATATTAATTTTATCAATACTAGGCAAAATTATATCAAATTGTGCGTAGGAAGGGTCAACATAGCTACAGAATGTAGATTTTGACTTGTGAATCTCTTTCAAGATATCTTTATTGTTTAGGTAGTTAACTCTTTTCATATTTTCTCCAATTGTTATTACATTATAATATACTATGTTAATAAAGTCAACTAAATAATACTATTAGGAGACATTATGGCAGTAACAGACAGTAACGGCAATCCAGTAAGGGACAGCAGCGGCAATCCAGTTAGAAGTGGTAGTGATGCTTCACAAAAACGTAATTCTAAAGCACCGTCAAAATCACTTACTAGTGCTTCAGGAAGTGAAACTATTGGTGTTGGTGCAAGTATTTTAAAAAATGGCGTCAAACAAACTATAGAAGATATTGCTTCTGGTGGTGTTGGCGGAATAATGAGTGCTATTAGAGGTTTTGGTATTCCAATTGATGGTCTATCGAATATCTTTGGCGGCACTAATAACGCTACTTGGGCAAGAGACGATAATAATGATTGGCGTATGCGTTTAAGTATTCCAGTTGGCATGGTTTTAGACGACATACTTCAAGCTCAACTAAATGAAACTCAAGGTATGATTTTTCCTTACACTCCTAGTATTATATTTCAACATTCAGCACAGTATAGTATGATGAAGCCTACACATAGTAATTATCCTTTTCCAATATACCAAAGTAGTCAACCTGACGCATTACAAATTTCAGGAGAATTTTATGTAGAAAGTGCAGCTGAAGGATTATATTGGGCGGCATGCGTACATTACCTACGTTCAGTTACAAAAATGGCATACGGTGATACAAGCAATCAAGGAGCACCACCTCCAATTGTTTTATTAAATGGTTACGGGGATTATGTTTTTAAAAACGTTCCTTCTATAATACAATCTATGTCAGTTGATTTGCCACCAGATGTTGATTACCTATATCTTCCTGAAATAAACACTTATGCTCCTACAAGAAGTACAATAACAGTTGTAGCACAACCTACATATTCAAGAAGTGAAGTACACAAGTTTAGTTTAGATACTTTTATCAAAGGCGGATATGCTAACGGCAAAGGAGGATTTATTTAATGTATTCAGCAAGTAGTCCTTATTTCAAAACACCATTTGTTTCAGGTCAATATTTAGATATATTAAAAATTAGACCAATTCCAGCAGAACCAGACGATGTGCTTTATAATATACAAGTACAATACACACATCGTCCTGATTTACTTGCATTTGATATGTATGGAGACAAAGATCTATGGTGGGTATATGCACAACGTAATCTTGAAACATTAAAAGATCCTATTTTTGATTTTGAAGCAGGTACAGAAATATTTGTACCTAAAGGACCAGCACTAAAACGTTTGTTAGGACTATAAATGTCATCACATATTCAAAACATCGATGCTAGATTAAGAGCCAAGGGAGAAGAACTAGTAGCTAAAGCAGAAAAAGCTGCAGAATCAGTATCTAGTCAATTCCAAACTTCAGGCAAAATTTCAGTAGGTGGCATTGCAAGTGCTGTTGAAGGATCATTATCTGATATTACAGGGGCAACATTAGATATGCCTAATTCTATAAACGGAATAACAGGTCCTGCTTTGGGTTCTTTAGATCTTGCACAGGGCGGAATTAGTCAAGTATTAAATAGTAAGTTACCAGGACTTGCTGGTGGCGGAAAATTAATAAGCGGGTCACTCGGAGGACTTTCTCAAGCCTTTGGAGGCTTAATGGGAGGAATTGGCAAGCAAGAAAATATGCTTAATCCTTTCTCTAGTTACAATTATATTTTTACTTTAGGGTGTTTAACTGATTTTGAATTAAACTTTCCTGATCAAACATATAGATATAACGATCCTTTAATTACAATTATAAAATCAGGTGGTGGCGGCCCCTTAAGAGGTAGTAAAACTATATATGAAATTAATGGAAAAACCGAATACTTTATAGACGATGTTGAAATAGAAACTATAATAGCACCTAATCCAAAAACTAGAGGAACAAATGCTGTTTCTATTAATTTTAAAGTGCAAGAACCTTACAGTATGGGACTATTTTTACAAGCATTACAAATTTCAGCATTAAGTGCAGGACACAAAAATTATATAATGGCACCTTTTTGTTTAAGCGTTGAATTTAAAGGACATGCAGGAAACAGCCCAATCAGCGTACCTAATTCTAGACGTATATTTCCGCTTAAACTTGTAAATGTAGAATTTGATGTTACAGAAGGTGGAAGTCAATATTCTGTACAAGCTATTCCGTTCCATGAAACAGCACTCACAGATCAAACACAATCTACAAGAAACGATGCATCGTTTGAAGGTAGAACAGTAGCAGAGATGCTACAATGGGGATTTGATAGTTTAACAACTAATATGAATGAAAAAGAACTTGAAGGTGTTGAACAAGAAAATAAATCAAAAGCAAATCAATATATTATTATGTTTCCTACAAAAAAATCTAGTGCAGAAGAAAGTGCAGAATTTGCAAAAGGTGGTAGTGAGCAAGAAGATAATTCAGCTACAACGCAAGGCAATGATAGCGAATCGGGATCACAAAAGCGCGAGCTTACACAAGAACAACAACAGAGACTATACGAATCAGCTATAGCTGTTCAAGAAAAAAGTATGTCAATGGAAAAATTTAAAGCTTCTTTGGATAAAGAATTGGGCATTACTGTAAGAAGATCTGATCTTGGAGAAACTATTAGAGATTATGCTGACAAAGAAGAAAATATAAACGATATCGGACAATCAAAAATTGTAAAATCAAAAGACGATGTTGGTCGCAAGGGTTTCACTAAGCAAGCCGCAGCAGAAAGCGAAACTGAAAAAGGAAAAATAGATCGTTGTAAAGTTCAATGTAATCCTGATCAAAGAATGATGACAGTTAGTAGCGGAAAAAAGATTGAACAAATTATAGAGGATGTAATAACATTAAGCGAGTTTGGAAGAAGTATAGTTGATCAAAAGCCAGACGAAAACGGAATGTTAAATTGGTATAGGCTTGAAACAAATGTTTATGTTGTTACAGATCATAATAATGTAGATAAAACTGGATCTCCACCACAAATTTTTGTTTATAAAGTTGTGCCTTACAAAGTTCATCATAGTAATTTTAGAAGTCCAACAGAACCGTCAAAAGGTATATCTAATTTAATGATTCAAGCCGTTAAACAATACGACTACATATATACCGGACAGAATGACGATATTATAAATTTTGATATTAATTTTAATGCAGCATTCTTTACTAGTATTGCAGGTGACTTTGGGCAAAAAACAGCAGATGCTAAAACAGCTGCAAGCAGTGGCGGAAATAGTACTAATAAGCCAGCCGCAACAGGAAGCACAGAAGCAGACGGAACATCTATAAATGCTAATTCTGTAAAAGCTGATGTAAATACAGGAAATAAAACAGACACTGGCGGAGTTATGGTACATCCAGAATCAATTGTTGCTGCAAACTTTAACGAAGCACTAGTAAATTCGCCGGTAGATTTACTTTCTGTAGATTTAGAAATTTGGGGTGATCCTTATTACATTGCAGATAGCGGTATGGGTAATTATAGTGCTGCTGAAGGGCCTGGCATGAATTTAAATTCAGACGGAACAATGGACTATCAAAGTGGAGAAGTTGACATCGAACTAAATTTTAGAACACCAATAGATTACGTAGGAAATTACATGACTTTTCCGGGCGGCGGATCTGCTCCTGTAGGTTCTTTTAGTGGATTGTATAAAGTATTATTTGTAGCTAATAAATTTTCTAGAGGACAATTTACTCAAACATTGCAAACTATTCGAAGACCTAAACAAATTACAGATACTAATCAAACAGCTACCGAAAGTTCCGGAGCTGTTACATCAACTGATGCTAAAAAACAACTTACAAAAACTGAAACTAATCCACTAACTGGAAATCCAGAAGGTGCAGGTGCAGGTGGTGGTCCACCACCAGGACATCCTGAGCATAATAAAGGCGGTACTCCGCCACCAGAAAAACAACCAAGCAAAAAATTACCAGGAACAGCAAGACAACTTCCAAGTGGTAGAATAGTAGGAGGATTTTAAATGGCCGAAGAAACTAGATCCTCCCATATACCAGCTAAGAATAAACAAAAAGAAATTGAAGGTCCAGGTCCGTATGTAGCTGTTGTTAGAGAACACCTTGATGTAGACTATATGGGGTCGTTAAAGGTAGAACTATTAAAAACTACAAGTGAAGGTAATTCAGAATCTTCTGGTGAATTTGTACCTGTAAGTTATCTAAGTCCTTTCTATGGTGTAACTCCTTATGCTGGATCAAGTGAAAATGAAGGTTATGATTACACACAGAAAAGTTACGGCTTTTGGGCTGTACCTCCTGATATAGGAACTAAAGTTTTAGTAATTTTTGCAGAAGGTAACAGAGGTAAAGGATATTGGATAGGATGTATTCAAGATCAAAATATGAACTTTATGGTTCCTGGTAATGCAAGTACTAAGTTTAACAAAGAAGATCCTACAAAAGCAAGACCAGTTGGCGAATACAATAAAAAAACTGAAGAAGCCAACGGCACAAATGCAACACAATATTTAAAACCGTGCAATCCCGACGCTTGTCTTATTTTAGATAGTTCTGGGTTAGCAGATGATCCTATACGGGGTACAACAACTTCTAGTGCAAGGCGTGATTTGCCTAGTATGGTATTTGGTTGGAGTTCACCGGGCCCGGTTGATAGACGAGATGGTAAACCTACAGTTAAATCTGGAGGTAAAATAGATTCAATAGATATTAAAGCAAGTAGACTTACAGGAACAACTTTAGTAATGGACGATGGCGATCCTACACTATTTAGAAAAGGCCCAGTTAGAGGACCAAATGCTGTACCTAGTGAATATGTAAGTTTAAAAGACGGTGGTAATCCTGGTATACCTTTTAATGAACTATTTAGAATACGCACAAGAACAGGTCATCAAATACTATTACACAATGCAGAGGATTTAATTTACATAGCACATGGCAGTGGTGATAGTTGGATTGAAATGACAGCTAACGGAAAAATTGACATTTATGCAAAAGATAGTATCAGTTTACACACTGAAAATGATTTTAATTTTAAAGCAGATAGAAATATTAACATAGAAGCAGGACAAAACATTAATATAAAAGCTGGTAATCAAATGGCAATGGAAACAGCGGCTAATTGGACAGTCAAAGTAGGAGCAGATGGTATGCTTACTTGTGCTGGTTCAAGTAATAT